TGTTAGCGGTCACTGACTTAGATGTGAATGCTCACTCACCTGGTTGTAAGTAAGCACTAACTTAGAAGTAAGCGCTCACTAACATGGGGGGGGAGGGGGTCGGTGCTACTTGTAAAATTTACAGGAGCCTCCTATCCTCTGAAAAAGGTAAAACGGCGATTTAAAAGGCGAATATGGAAAAAAAGAAGCGTGGACGGCCAATCAAGATGACTATCCAGCGGTATGCGGAGAACCCACCTGCGGTACTGCCTAAGACGGATACACAGCGTCTGAGGGAGTTGAAGGAGTTGATGATTCGTTCTGGTGGGAAGGATGTTGCTGAGAAGGTGATTGAGATTGCACTCAATGATGATCATCCTGGTCAGATGGCTGCGTTGAAGATGTGTCTTGACAGGACGTTGCCTATGTCTATGTTTGAGAAGGACAAGTCTCAGAGGTCTGCTGTTACGATTAATATCACTGGATTGGGAGCGCCTACGCCACTTGTAGAGGATATTACTGATGTCTGATCTCAATTTCTCACTCCTGCCTTGGCAACAAGAGGTCTATACAGATGCGACTCGGTTTAAGGTGATCGCAGCTGGCAGACGGTGTGGCAAGAGCAGACTGGCGGCTACTACGCTCATCATTGAGGGTCTACGCTGTCCACAGGGTTCGGCGGTGTTGTATGTTTCTCCAACAATGGGGCAGTCCCGGCAGATCATCTGGGACTTGCTGCTGGAGTTGGGCAGAGAGGTAATCCAGTCCAGCCATGTCAACAACCTAGACATTACCCTGATAAACGGAGCCAGAATCTATGTCCGTGGCGCTGATAGACCGGATACCCTGCGTGGAGTCTCCTTGACCTATGCCGTTCTTGATGAAGTAGCCGACATCAAGCCCGAGGCGTGGGAACAGGTTATTCGGGCGTCCCTGTCAGACCGTAAGGGTCGGGCTATGTTTATCGGGACTCCAAAGGGCAGGAACTGGTTCTATGACTTGTACAACTTGGGGCAAGATGAGAAGGACACAGATTGGAAGTCCTGGCACTTCACCACTGCCGACAACCCTCTAATTGACCCTGATGAGATTGAGTCAGCCAAGAAAACCCTGTCCTCCTTCTCGTTTAAACAGGAGTACATGGCGTCCTTCTCCAACGCTGGTGCGGATGTGTTCAAAGAGGAGTGGATTAAATACGGGGTCGAGCCTGAACACGGTAGCTACTTTGTGGCGGTGGACTTGGCTGGCTTTGAGGAGGTCGCTAAACAAGCGGCAAATGCCAAGAAAAGGCTGGATGAGTCAGCCATTGCTGTCGTCAAGGTAACGGATGACGGCAAGTGGTTTGTCAAAGAGATTGAGCATGGACGGTGGGATATTCGAGAGACAGCCTCCAAGATTCTGATGGCAATGCGTGAGTACCGGCCTCTGAGTATTGGGATTGAGAGGGGGGCGTTGAAGAATGCTGTCCTGCCGTATCTCAGTGATTTGATGAGAAAAAACAATGTCTACAGCCATATTGTCGATTTAACCCACGGCAATCGTAAGAAAACAGATAGAATCATCTGGTCGCTTCAAGGGAGATTCGAGCATGGCCGAGTCATCCTGAACAGCGAAGAAGACTGGTCAGACTTTACTGACCAGCTTCTGATGTTTCCCTCGCAAGGCGTTCATGACGATCTTCCAGATGCGCTGTCATACATTGACCAATTGGCCGTGACAAGCTATTTCGAGGAAGACGAAGACGATGTGTGGGAGCCGATGGACGTAATAAGCGGGGTCTAGCATGGATCAAAATGAGTTCGATGAACCAACAGAAAACGACAAAGAGCTAACCTCTTTTGTTGTCAACCACTGTGACCGTTGGCGCGACTGGCGCGATACGAACTATCTTCCAAACTACCTAGAATACGAACGCATCTTCCGTGGTGAGTGGGCCGCAGAAGATAAAACTAGAGACTCTGAGCGCAGCCGCATCGTAACCCCTGCTACTCAACAGGCAGTGGAGACACGCCACGCTGAGATCATGGAAGCGATCTTCGGTCAGGGCGAGTTCTTTGACATTGAAGACGATCTTAAAGACGTCAACGGCAATCCTCTAGATGTCGAAATGCTTAAAGCCCAGTTGATGGAAGACTTCAAGCAAGACAAAATCAGAAAAGCTATCGACCAGATCGAGTTGATGGCTGAAATCTATGGCACGGGCATTGGCGAGATCGTTGTCAAGACAGAAAAAATCTTTGAACCAGCCACCCAACCGATTCCAGGCCAGATGGGACAAGCTGCCATTGGTGTGGTGGAGAAAGACCGCATTGCTGTCAAAATCATGCCGGTCAACCCTAAGAATTTCTTGTTCGACCCCAACGGAACATCTATTGATGACTGCATGGGCGTGGCGATTGAGAAGTTTGTCAGCATCCACAAAGTAGTCGAGGGCATCGAAAAGGGTATCTACCGCAAGGTAAACATCACCACGGGCGATGAAGACACTGATCTTGAGCCAACCCAAGAGGTTACTCAGTATCGGGACGGAAAGGTCAAATTATTGACGTACTACGGCCTTGTTCCGCGAGAGTACCTGACCGAAAAAGATGAAGAAGTTGTCGAGTTGTTCCCCGAAGACTCGGTTGCTGATGATTATAGTGACATGGTTGAAGCCATTGTCGTGATTGCCAATGACGGGATGCTGCTAAAAGCAGAAGAAAACCCATACATGATGAAGGACAGGCCGGTTTTGGCGTATCAAGACGATACTGTCCCGAATCGACTCTTGGGCAGGGGAACGGTTGAGAAGTCCTACAACATGCAAAAGGCGATTGACGCTCAAGTCAGGTCGCATCTGGACTCACTGGCGCTGACCACCAGCCCAATGATTGGTTTGGACGCATCCAGACTGCCACGGGGCGCTAAGTTTGAAGTCAAGCCTGGCAAAGCCTTCATGGTGAACGGCAATCCGTCGGAGATTCTCTATCCGTTCAAGTTCGGCGAGACAAGTCTAAACAATCTGAACACGGCCAAAGAGTTTGAGCGCATGTTGCTCCAAGCCACAGGCACGATGGACGGTCAAGGCATGGTGACGCAGGGCAATCGGGACGGCGCTGGCATGAGCATGGCAGTCGCTACGATTATCAAGAAGTACAAACGCACACTGGTAAACTTCCAAGAAGATTTCTTGATCCCGTTCATCCAAAAAGCATCGTTCAGGTACATGCAGTTTGACCCAGAGCGCTATCCATCGGTGGATATGCGGTTTGTGGCTACTGCTACTCTAGGAATTATTGCCAGAGAGTACGAACAACAGCAGTTCATCAGCCTTTTGCAGACACTTGGCCCAAATACACCTGTTCTTCCGCTGATCTTGAAGGGCATCTTGGGTAACTCTAGCTTGTCCAACAGGTTTGAACTGATTGCGGCGTTGGATCAGATGAGCCAGCCCAATCCAGAGGCCCAGCAACTGCAACAAGCCCAGCAACAACTGGCATTGCAAGCGCAACAAGCTCAGATTGCTGTTAGCACGACTCAGGCCGAACAAAATCGGGCAGAGGCGCAGAAGTTATCGCTGGAGACACGGCTTATGCCGCAAGAGGTTCAGGCTAAGGTGCTGGCCTCTGCGACTAAAAACCTTCCCTCTGGCAATGAAAGCAATGAGTTTGACAAGCGAGTCAAGATTGCTGAGTTGATGCTCAAAGAAGCGGATATAAAGAACAAGTCCAAGATCGTAGAGTTGCAGATGGCGAACAAGCAAGAGAATTTGCGCGCTGTTGAGAACGATTTCCTTGACCAACTCTCGGGAGCATTGAAATGATTGATCTCGATTCAATGTCAGACGATGACAAGCTGGCGGCGCTAGAGTCGATCCACAAGTCGATTGCCGAGAGCAAAGAACTCCAAAAGCAAAAGATCGCGGCCAATGTTGATCTGGTGCTGCAAGCTCTGAAGAAGATGGAGTCTGACATCAAGGCCAGATACGATGAAACAGGCCAAGCAATTGAGAAACGGGTCGCTAACATCAAAGATGGGCGGGATGGCCGCAACGGAATTGATGGCAAAGCTGGCAAGGACGGAAGGCCAGGTCGTGATGGGTTGCAGGGCGCTCGCGGCATTGACGGACTGAACGGCATCAACGGCGTTGATGGGCAAGATGGCGTTTCTGTCACTGATGCCAGGATTGACTTTGACGGCAGCTTGATTATTTCTTTGTCCACTGGGCAAGAGATCAATGTCGGAGAGGTTGTCTCGCAAGACTTGGCTGAAAAAATTCAGGTCATATCTACCATGTCCACCAATGGGGCGGTGGGCATCAAGGACGAAGGCACTTCAATCTCCACGGGTGTGAAGACCATCAACTTTGTTGGCGCATCTGTTACGGCTACAAATTCCGGCGATGATGTCACCGTCAATGTGAGTTCGGGAACGGGGACAGTAACTAGCGTTGCTGTATCGGGTGGCACTACAGGCTTGACTACAAGCGGTGGCCCGATTACCACCACCGGCACGATCACCTTGGGCGGCACTCTTGCGGTGGCAAATGGTGGTACGGGTACAGCAACGCCTGCCATTGTCGCAGGCACAAACGTAACGGTATCAGGCACTTGGCCTAATCAAACCATCAATTCAACTGCCAGCGGTACTGGCGATGTAGTTGGCCCAGCGTCTGCAACAGATAGCAACTTAGCGGCCTTTAATGGCACTACAGGCAAGCTAATTAAGCAGGCAAGCACAGTGACTGTGGCTCAAGGGGGCACAGGTCTAGCCACGCTGACAGCCAACAATGTAATTCTTGGCAATGGCACATCAACACCTTTGTTTGTAGCGCCGAGTACCAGCGGTAACGTGCTCACAAGTAACGGCACAACTTGGCAGTCAACTGCACCAGCTGCAGGCGGGGCCACACCGATAATTGAAAATGAAAATACAATTTCAACAAATAAAATCATCACTGCGGGAAGTAATGGTTTCAGTGTTGGATCAATGACCATCAATACAGGTGTTACTGTTACTGTTGGTGCAAATCAACGCTATGTAGTCTTTTAACTTTTTGGAGAAATAAAATGGCTGTAATTATCAATGGCAACAATACGCCAACTGCTGGCGGTATTGGCTACGGCAACTCTACTGAGCTAGCTTTTTCAAGCGCTGGGACATCAGGTCAATTTGTTATATCTGGTGGTTCAGGAGCGCCAACATTTACAAGCACACCAGCACTGGGTACGCCAGCTTCAGGCACTTTGTCTTCATGCACAGTCGATGGCACGGATGCTGTTGGCTTTAGAAACATTCCCCAGAACAGCCAA